TTGGTTTATCAATTGATTGAGAACCAAATACTTGAAGTGAGCCAAAATAAATTGAACCACTATTACTACCACTAATTTCTATTCTAAACTCTTGACCTGTTTCTACTATACCTTCTAACGATTGTGAAAAGGTTAGTATGTTCTCATAAGGATTAAAGTTATAAGAACTAGTTGGTATAAGATAAGAAGATGTGCCATAAGTTAACATATCCTCCATTTTTAGAGTAAAAGTATCGCCAGAACCAGTATCTCTAGTTCTAATTACGAATTCATTTGATTGACTGATGTAATAAGATAACATTATCTAACTTTTTTAGTTATATAACAAACTAACTTTATCTTGTAATTATCTGCACATAAGTGTACAATAGGTAGTATATAGACAAAAAAAACCCCTCTCACTAAGAGAAGGGTTTGTTTTTTATTAACTCTAAGGTTCTTCTAACAATTATCTTATGAATAGACGATTGTTGGTTGACCAGCAAGACCAGCAAATGGGTCAGCAGCTGTACTTCCACTCAAGAACGCTGCAGGTAATCTTTCCTCACCTGTCATTGTTATTGAATATCCATATAAATCTCCTAACGCTCCACCTGTCTGAATTGTACCAGCAGTTAAATCAGAACCATGTTCTTCTCCAACTAATAGTGCATCTCCTGCATTTGTCCAAACGATAATTTGAGGTCTTCCATAAGCTAATAACTTTAACTGAGTAGTCATTTCATTCGTAAGTTTCTTAAGGTTCAACGTAGTTTCTTGTGAAAAGAACGTTGTTCCATTTTCTCTTGATGAATTAACTGTTTCAGTATAAGCAGATGTTCCTTTGAGCTCATAATAGTATACTGTCTGTCCAGCTAAAGTAGTTACTTCTCCGTTTCCATCCTTTGTGAATGAACCAGATTCGAAGTTTATAAAATAAACTCCTTGTAGACCACCTACGCTATCTTTACATACTTCTTGCCTTCCGGCTGTAATATTACAACTCATAGTATTTCTCCTTTTTTAGTTATTAATTATTAAAATGCCCCATAGTATACGATATCTTTTCCAACACCGAACTGAGTTCCAGCAGTATATCTCATGATGATTCTGTAATTTTGAGAACCATTAAGATTTGCCATGTCTAATACTCTTACTTCGTTGTGGTCAGATAATAGACCAGTACCAAAGAAAAGGTTAGATTTTTGAGCCGCAACGATGATATCATCACTCATACCAGGACAAAGAACTAATTCAATACCTTGGAAGTTTAATGGTTTTTCACCTACGTTAAGTTGGTTGTTGTATGCTCCTACATTAGAAACACCAGATAAAGCTGATTGGTAAGCTCTTGCAACTTTAGAACCAATATAGATTACTAAATCTTCTTTTCCATATACAGAAGAAGGGATAGTATCATATACTGCTTGTAATTTAGCAATTACTGTTCCAGAAGTAACTGAACCTGAAACGATAGCACCGTCTCCATCAGTTCTTGCTGGTTGTACAGCTGAAGTTAAAAGTGTAGCTGCAGATGCAGATAAACTTGTTTCGAATCCACCGAATTCACCATTTACAGATGAATCACCAGACCAGATGTCTTGTTCAGTTTTTTCAGCAACTTTCCCACCTACATATGATACTAAGAAATCATTAAAGTTTCTAGGAATATCATCAAATGCAGAGTATCCAAGTTGTAGTGCATTCCAAGAATCAACAAATTCTGATTTACACAGTTCTAGGTTTACTTGTAATTCTTTTGGTTGTAGTATTCTTTCTTCAATTGAAGCAGATGCAGTAGCTGTGAAATCACAACTAGCGTCAGCAACTAAAGATGATACGTCAACTTTTTGAATCACTTCTTTAAATTTTACATTAGGCTTGATTGTTACCAAGTTGTTATCAAGAGTTCTTGCAGATAACAATGCTGCCGCAATGTAATCAGCCGCCGCTTCACCAGCATATGTGCTGTTAGTGATTGAGGGCTGAGTAGCGAATTTTTGTACGTTTTTCATTTTTTTCTCTCTCTTTTAGTTTAATTAATTATTTGTACATTTTTGACAATACCGTGTTATGAGAATTTGGTATCTTAAATGTATTTTTCTTTTTTGTATTAGAGAAGTTAGATTGTTCAACAGGAGCTCCATCTAATCTCTTAGCTTCTAGTTCCTCTTCTTCTTTCTTTTCTTCTTCTAAAGATTCTTCTTCTTTTTTGATGTCCTCGAAATACTTTACAAGTTCTTCGATTCTTTCTTTCATCTCTTCGATTTTGTCATCAGTTTCTTTAAGTTTTGTTTTTAAATCTACAATCTCTGCATCTTTATCAACAACCTCCTCGTCTACTAATTCCTCTTCCTTAGAGTCTTCTTCTTCCAATGTTACTTGGGGTTCAATAGGTGAAACCTTACCTGATTCAGGCAATGGTTTAACATCTTTTGTTTCTACATCAGCTAATTCTACTTCTGGTTTTTCCTCCTCAGATTCTGCTTCGATTTCAACATTTTCTCTTTCTTTAATGATACCATCTTCAGTAAAGATTTTGATTCTGTTTATATTTCCGCTTTCATCCTTTAATTCAAGTAGGTGTTCACCATCGGGTGCTTTAGTTTTCGAACCGTCTTCGTGAATAATTTCTAAAGACTCACCTACATCAAAAGTTGGAGATTCAACCAATGTTCCATCAGCTAATCGTGCTACAGTAAGTTTAACTTCTCTGTTATCCATAGATAACAAAGTCATAATCTTACCTAATACTGTGTTTGAATTCATAGTTTTCTCTCTTTTTTAGGTTATATAAATTTATATATCTATATAACAAGTTAATTAATGTTTATAGTAATTTTTTATTATCTATACGCCAATGCTGCATTTTTACGTTCAAGCCAATCAGGTATATCTGTTGGACAGTTACCATCACACTTGTTCGTTATATCATCGTGAGTACATTGACAATCCTCATGACAATCATATCTGTTATCTACTTTATCACTCATAGTTTATTCTCTTAATCTATATTCATCTAGTTCAGTATTTAATGCAGAACCACTCGTTACATTTGCAAGTGAATCAGCTACTGTTTTAGCTTGTGTTGGTGCATCTGAAGTTTGTCCTTTATTAGCATATGCAAATACACCATTTAATTGTGAAGTAATTGTATCTCCACTTGTTTGTACTTTGTTTTCTTGTCTAATAACATAATCAACATTAGCTTCATTTTCTTTCGATGCATCAGACCTTTTACCTAAGAAGTTAAGTGGTGCTCCATATGGTTGAGCTGTTATAGCATTCATTTCTTCTTGTGAAAGAGATGATGTAAAATAAGTTATCTCACTAAATGAACCACTATCTACACCTGTTCTTTGTACTTTTGTAGAATATCCATGTCCTATCTTTACATCTTGACCTGTTGGACAAATATCACATAACCATTTTCTGGCTTGTACATTATAACCACTTCTGTTTTCCCAAGTAGCTGTCATTGTTTGTCCATTAAGAGATGCATAGAATGTACCTTCATTAACTGGTGTATCTTTCTTAAATGTTATAGCAATCCTAATAGGTTCAGGATTATCCCAATCATAGAGACCTTCACCTGATGCCCAATCACTACCACTATTTAACCATAGTAATCCATCGTTGTTACCTCCACCTCCACTTCGTTCTCTTAACGATACAAAGAATCCTCCTTTTGGTGTACCAACAGTATTATCTAACATAGAGTAGTTACTACCTCCACCAATTTGTGTATTATCAGCACCTGCAATATAAAGTTGCCACCAAGCAGATACAGATGAAGCTTCATGTGACCAGAATAACCATTTTGATTCTGCACCATATGGTGATTTAGTATCAGAGGCATTTGGAAAAGCTTGTACTGCAATAGTACCTGCATTACATCCACTACCTATTGAGTAGAAATCTGTATCAGGTATACCAATACCCATTGCCTTAACTGATGTATCAGTTGAATAACCTGAGTTATCAAACCTATCTATTTCTATTTGTGTGTTTTTATTATACGCTAATGGTGTAAACATATTAACTAAAGTTGTTTATAAATGTTCCATATAATGAATTACCGAATCTTGTGAATGATAAAATATCTTCAGAGTTTATAGATGGTGTTGGTTGATATGAATATCCTCCACCGAACTTAAAGTCATTTGAGAATGATATCGAACCTGTATTACCACTAGATGGTTGTTTCACTAATAAGTTTAATGATTGTGCTGTTTCTCCAAATTGTGTTACATCTATATGTGTATCTGCAGATGATACAAGAGTTACAGTATATGTATTTGAATCTCTTAAATCAACTGATGCAGTGTTTGATGTAATTGTTAAATCTTTGTTTTGTCCACCAATTGCTTTACTTACACTAAATGAACCAGTTACTTGTAAATCGTTTGAAGTTGCATAGTATGAACCTGTCTCAATAAAGATACCACCTGCGATATTACTTAATTGTGAACCATCACCAATGAATGTTGATGCAGATACAAATGATGATGCACTTATACTATTTACAACTGTCTCACTAATAATAGTAAGATTGTTTGCTTGTATATTATTAGATGAACTAATAGGACCTCTTGGATTGAAATCATTAGTTGTTATTGTTAATCCACCTAAAACAACATCTGAATTAAATTGAGTAAATCCATTACCTGTTATATCATTATCAAATGTAGATGCTTGTTTAAATGTAGCTGATTGTGAAACTATAAGTGGTGTTAATACTGTTACCGCATTATCTGTATAGTTTGTTTTATCTTGGAATCCTAATACTGTTGTATATGAGTTACCTCCATCAGCGTTGTTCATAATACCACAACCTACCCAATCACCAGAATAGTTAGAGGATTGTCCTACAAAACCAAACTCATGGTCATCACCACCATTATAGATTGTTGAATATCCACCAAAGAATCCTGAACCAAAGAATGTTCTACTACCATCAGTTGTAGCTTGAACTGTTCCTGTTGTTAGTTTTGTTCTTCTAGCACCACTACCTGTTACTTCAAGGTAATGTCCATTGTTAGTTCCAATTGATGCAAAGTTAAAAACTCTTACTCCATCTGTTCCATTATCTAAAATACTAGAGTTTGTTGTTTTACCAGTACCATCTAGTGATTTTATTAATACGTTTGTAAAGAAAGTTCCTTCTGAACCTTTAGTACCTTCAGGACCAACCAACATATTTGAAGCGTTTCCACCTTCATCTATTGTTATCCATTTATCATTATCACCATCCCATTCAAATGAAGCAGTTGTTGCTGAACCTGTATCTTCTATTTTAATACCAGCATATCTTTGTGTAGGTGTATCAGCATTTAATATAAGAAATGCATCTCCTATAATTTTAGCTGAACCTGTTACTGATTGTATATAAGCAAATGAACCTGTTCCATTTACTGTAATATCATTAAATGTTTGATTACCTCCAAAGATGTTATTAGAACCAGTCAATGCTAATCCTAATTTATTTTTACTAGTAGGTGTTGGTACTCCACTTGCGTTTCCTACCCATACTGAACCACTTGTGATATTTGGTAAATCATTACTTCTACCACTACCTTGTATTAGTATCTCACCTTCTGTTGAGTTTACTTTACCAACAACACCAATGTTTTGTATTAATGATGTACCTGTTGGTTTAGTTTGTGTAAACGTTCCAGCTGTATTTACATATACATTTCTACCTGCAGTAAATCCATCAGTATTAACACCAATAATTTTACCACTTGTAAATGCATTTCCTGTTGCATTGTTTGTAAGTTCTGTTGCTAGAAGTCCGATAGCCGGCATCGTTGTAGATGAATCATTACTAGCACTTGCTATGTTTATATTTTCACCTGTTACACCTGTTGCATATATTGGTGTTCCTTTTGGTAAGGTAACACCTGATGTATTCTTTACACCAACAATTACATCTGCTGATGTTTCACTAAATTCAGAATGTGAAGATGATGTAGAGTTTACTACATTGTTTACTGTTAATCCAAATGTACTTCCATCACCTTTAGTAAATGTAGAAGTTGCATTACTAACAGAACCAGTTATTACAAATGAACCTGTATCACCTGTTGGTATGCTATTAGTGTATGTACTACCATCACCCTTAGTAAAGGTTTGTAATCTTGTAGTGTTGTTAAATGATGAGGTTACTAATAAACTACCTGTATTAGTACTTCCACCACTTCCTCCTGGTATTGTATTTGTAAACGTACTACCATCTGCTTTCGTAAATGTTTGTACTCTTGTACCACTATCGAAAGATGCAGTAGTTACAAATGAACCAGAATCACTTGATACAACTAAAGAATCAATAATATCAGTATTGAAATCTCTAAGTCTCTCTGGTGTAATAAATTGAGAATTGTTATTTGGAAAATTAGCCGAATTCTCTGTTCTTAATTGTGCTTTAGTTTTACCCATGGTTCTTTATCTTGTTTCTTGAATGTCAAATCCATTTGAGAATCCTGAGGAGAATGCTCCTCTTGATACTATTGATACCTCAGTTTGTCCTATACCTTGATTCTGTAAGTACCCATCACAGCAATCAACATGGTAAGTGTTACTATCTAAACACAAACAACCTCTTCTTGAGTTCTTAGGTGAACTCTCTCCTATGGTTGGACCTAAGCTGATACCTGATTGTCTTCGTTTTCTTAAACTACGAGAATATGACATGTCAATTTGTTTTTAGTTATATAACAAAACAATTGGGTTTTATATTTGTATAGATTATCTCTTATACTTTGCCATGTTCTGGCGATGTATAGCAGCTTCCATATTATTCTTATCTGTTAAGTAACACAATTAGAGTAAACACTCTTCTAAGGGTCTTTTCGTTACTTCCTCGAACTTAAGAAGGTCATTTTGGGCGAGGATGACAATAGATTGATAAGTTTTCCACTTTCTAGCAAAGCCTGCTTGATGTGTGGCCCCACTTGAGTTTGGGTCAATGTTTCCTCCGTCAAAGATTTCAGGGTATCTTTCAAGCAATCCAGATAGATACGATTGAAGAAAAAAAAACAACCAAACATAAAATCCATGTTAACATCTAACCATTCTTTCGGGTCAAGTACATCTGAACTATCATAAGGTTTGATTTCATATAGAGCTCCACTTGTTTTAGTGATAGGTCTATATAAGATAGAAAGTACATCAGGCCAGTTCTTATCTAATGCTAACTCTTCGTGTTTACATACATCTAAATAAGCACCATAACTCATTTCAGCTAAGTTAGGTTCAAATCCATACTCTACATCATTGATTGTAATTTTCTTTTGTAAATCATAATCTTGATTGTTTAACAGTTCATACAAATCTGTTTTAACTTTGTTTACTGTTTTATTATCTAACTTTCTAGCTATCTCAGGTGTAATACCACATAAGTTATATAAAAGGAATGCATCTTGTGCTTGTTCATCATCCTTATAATCAGCTAAATCTTTTTGTATGTTTAAGTATTTCTTAAACGATACTGCTGAATAATTCTTTGGTACTTCTATTTTTATTTCTTTCTTCATTTTCTTTTCTCTATTGGGTCTTGTGGTACATTACCATCTACTTCATGGAACTTAAGTGAAGCAGGCATATAGTTAAATCCTTTATCCTCTACTACTTCGTGTTCTATCTCTTCTACTACTGAATCTAATTTAAGATTGTGTATCTCTATCTTATGATGTCCTATTACCGATTTTAATTTCATAATATCAGCTCTTTGTTTCTGTAATTGAGAATCTCTTAATTTAATCTCTGCATCTTTATCTTCTATCTGTTGTTTAAGATTGTGAGCGTATTGAGATACTTGTTCAAGATGAGAATATATCTCATACTTGTTTTTATTCTTGTATTCTTCTGGTATGTTAACTTCTATAATTTTCGCCATATTGTATCACCTTTGTGTTCTAGTTGTTCATTCTCTTGTAAAAATTCTCTGAATGCTTGAGCTACTGATGGATATTGTAAATCATCAACTATAATCTTACCATCTTCTGCTAATACTTCAAGAGATAATTCTAAATCTTTTTTAGCTCCTTCATACGAATGGTCACCATCTACATATATAACATCGTATTTGTGTACTAGTGTTGGTACTACATCTCTTGATGAGCCTCTTATAATACTAGCTCTATCTTCAAACTTACTAAGTTTCTTTAATACCGATTTGTAAACATCATCCCATTTCTCTTGTGTGTTCCAATTCTTTATCTTATTCTTTTCGTGTTCCATTGTAGTATCATACTTCCATTGGTCAATACCTGTATAGTATATATTTCTATCTCTTAACACTTGTTCTGCGTGTTCACCCATAGCAACACCTATCTCTAAATACTTTATCATATTGTTTATTATTTAAAGGATAACGTATATGTTCCTTTGTTCTTTTGTTTTATACTCAACCTACTCATTGCAAGATAACGCAATGCATCAATTAAGTGATTATTAAAATCTTGTGGTTTATCTAATACTACTCCATTCTTATCTGTGATATACTCATAACCATACAACTCATCAATCATATGTGTAGATGCCTTATCAACAGTTATACCAAAGTTTTGTAATACCGAGATTCCGAATCGGATTGAATCAGGTCCTTTCTTTACAGGTTTAATATTAAAACCAGAACGATAGATTTCTTCTATCAATCGTGGCTCTGCACTATCCGCCCAAATCTCATCTTGTCTACCTATGTTTAAACTCTTTAGTTTGTTTATAATATCTTGTGTTGTTAGACCTGTATCATACATTAGTTCTCTAACATATATCATATCGTGATGTCTATGTACAGCAACTAAAGCAGTTGGGTCTTGTGAGAATCCAAAGTCTAAACCAAATCCTACTAGTTCATGAACAGGTAGTTCTTCTAATATTTGGAAGTTTTGGAATACTGCCTTATCGTTAACAGTATAGTTACCTAAACCATATATCTCCCAATACTTAGGATTCTTTTGTCTAAGAGCTTCAATCTCCTTAATCATTACTTGTGGTAGATAAGGATTATCTTTGTATGTAGTCTTGAATATCTCTACATCATCCATACTACGAAGGAAATGATAAGGTGAAACAGTTGGGTTATAAGCTAAGATAATCTCACCACTTGTTCTTATACTTAATTGAAAGTAAGATTCTTCGTGTTGTTCCGAAGCTTCATCGATAAATAAAATATCCGATTTAACACCCCTTAATTTTTCTGCATCATCTGTATTAACAAAAGATATTAAACTACCGTTAGAGAAAGTGTAAACCCTATCTGAGATGTTATATGAATCATTACTCCATATACCTACATCAATCATGATTTCTTTAAAGTCTTTTATAACACTTCTTTTAAGAGACGGAACGGTCCTTCTAACGATAGTTATGTTCTGTTCTTCTTGTAATGCTTTTACAATAAGGTACTGAAGTATAGCATAGGTTTTACCACTACGAGTTCCTCCCACATGATGTGTGATTCTTTTTTGAGCACCTAATAGGTTATCAAACGTAATAGTTGTATTAATCTGTACTTCCACTTCTGTTTATGTTTATACTAATCTGTTGTATCTTTTGTTCTATCTCACCTTTTACCTCAACTCTTTGTTGTTTAGGTATAATGTATTCTAATATCTTAAGATATAATTCTGCAGCTCTTACAGGGTCTGTTTCTCTTATCTTCTGTAAATCCTTTTTAAGATTATCTAATCCTTCATCTGCAATACGAGCAAGTGTTAACTTAGCCATCTCTGTACTACGATTGATAGCTCCTTTTGGTCTACCTTTACTTAATTTATTCCCTTTACTAAACGGCATAATGTTATCCTATGTTATTTAATCTATAACAGGTATATATAGATATATAGTGAACGATTACCTTAAGTTCCACTTATCGTATTGTTTAGGGCCATTTACAATATACTCTCTTTTATCTTTTGTTACTTGACTTTCTAGTTCCCAAGTTAACTTTTGGAAATCTCCATCTTGTTGAAATATTAAATCAGCTACTTCTTTTTGGTATTTCATCCATAGTTCTCTACCTCCCTCATGTGTATAGTACTTACACATTCTAGCTTTATTACTTCCTCTACCAACAGAGTTTTGTGCAAATAGTTTACCATCATCATATTTTTCTTTTATCTTTTGTTTCTTTTTGGTAAATCTTTGGTAGTGTTTACTTAGGTGTATGTTCTCTTGGCTAATTCTCTCTTTCATCTTTAAATGGATTATCTATTGTTTGGTTTAAATGTTTTTTTATTTTCTTTATGTTTAAGAATACTGTACTTTTACTAATACCGATTTTTTTACTTAACTCATCCATAGTCATATCACTAAATGCATAAAGTTCAAATAGTTTACTACTTGACCACATCTTTGTTTTAGATAAGGTTTCTAATTCTTTTTTGATTTGGTCATATGAGTTCTCAAGAAGTAAATCAAACTCTGTATCATATTGTTTATCTTCACCATCTACTTTATCATCTATATAACTTAACTTGTTTTGTCTCTTTATATAGTTGATATATCGTGATGATAAGAATTGATGGCAGTATAATAAGTTAAATGAATCTCTGTAATATATTTTAGGATTGTTCTTTTCACCGAGATATAAGAATAAATCTTGTACTAAATCTTCACTTACCTTTATATCTTTAGATTTGTTGTATGCACAAGCCATTAACCAACTGTGATGTTTGTTATAAAGTACCCCTAATCGTTTGGTAGTTTCTATTCTGTAATGTTCTACTGAGCCACTAATCATATTGTTTCAAGAAAGAATTAATTGTATCCACACCTTTCCTCCATAAGTTACCTGAACTACCACATGAACATGGTTGTTTCTCATTTGTACCCTTAATTTTGTTGTATGTATTCCATAACCAACTTGCTTGATTATTAGGAATGTGTGAAGAAATCTTTGACATTCTTTCTTTCATTACCCTAATTTCCTCTTTACTAAACTCTACCATAAACTGATGTTATTACAATTACCATTATACTCTTTATCTGTTAAACGATTTAACCATTCTTTACGTTCACAACAACCACAACTCTCAAACCCCATTAAATCTACTGCAATGTATGTTGATAAACGTTTACCATAACCCAATGTTACCACATGAATTAAAGCTTCAACGTAATCTCCGATTCTTATCATTTCTTTACTACTGCTCTATTTTTGTTAGCCAAGGTGTA